CTGGAAGTGTAGCCAATGTCTTTGGCATTCATTGTCTCCCAGATTCTCTCTAGGAGGCGGGTATTCTGTATATAGCTCATATCAATCCTAGCAGTTTGGCTATCTCGATCTCATGAATGATCGTGGCTTTGAAAATCTCGGGGTTATCAACGACGGAGACCTTGATGGTATGCTCCTTGTCATAGTGGTTGTAGAGATAGAGGAGGAGAACCTCCCCATCCTCTATTGGCTCCCTGCCTCTGAAGAATACGTCGGTGGCAGCGATGGCGCGCCAGATAACATCGAACTGCTGCTGAACATCCAAGCGACTCATAGCAACCCCAGGAGCTTCGACTGGTTGCTGTGTCATATCCCATACTTATTCTTGCTAGTATTGAAGAACTTATCATTGGTGGCGATGTCCGGTAAGCCGAGCAGCACGAAGACTTCCAGCTGATCATGGACGGCATGGATCAAGACATTCTCGGTTTCGGCGGCCGAGTAAGGGATGTCGAAGTCACCCATAGCTGAATAGATTTTGAAGCACTCCATAACAGAGTCGATGGTAACCTCCAGCTGAGCATCCATCAACTCGGTGTTGAAATACACGCTATCTCGTATGATGCGGACTGCCTTAGCTATACTTATCTTAGGTGGCATCTGGGAATTCCCCTAATAGCTTTAGAATTTCTAGTTCTCTATAGACATGGCGAACCTTGCTATACCAATCCCGGTGGACCATCTCTTTAGGGATGGTGATGTGGATATCCTGGAATGGTTCCTTGCTCCTAGGTATGATCGAGACGACTGTCATGTCTGGATCGATCAACACACCCCAGCTGCGGTAGGAGATCTGGTAAGTGCTCTGCAGGTGATTGTGGATGCCGGTGCTCATAGCTTGCCGGTCATACTCACGGAACGAGGTGAGGGTATCCATGGATCATTTCCTTGGTTCAAGTTCGCCCAGCATGATCAGGACGTCGAGCTCAGCTTTGACAGCGACCGTTAGGGCGCCAAGCGGAACTCCCTCCGATTTCACACCAAGAAAGTGTTTGGTGTAGAAGATCCCGCCGAAGCAAACCATGAGATCGTTCTCCGGCGGGACATTGTCGATCACGAGGATCTCGTCATCAGGTATGCCGGTCACGTCACGGATCACGTCAGCAACGTGCTGCTCCCGCGGTGTCACAGGAGGCTCACAGGCCCAGCATGAGATCGGTGTCGATCTTCACACTGAGCTCAGCCACGATGTCACGCTTGGCGCGGTAGCTGTCCACCAGGACCGGGGAGATCTGAACCTGCAGCACAGTGCCAGTGTTCGGGGAAGTCAGGCCAGCATGGATGTGCATGGTGTGGTGAGGAGTGATCCAGCTGCAAGAAACAAAGGAGAAAGGCCCATGCTTCTTTGCCCACAGAAGACTGAGCTTCCGGCTGTGTTCTGATATGCGTCTATTTTGCTGGCCCATTGGCTTTGTCGTCCACTACTATTTCACCAAGAACCAGCAACATACGGATCTCAGTATCTATGAATTTGATGATACCCGAAACAGATTGGATATGTTTAGGGATGTCGATCGTGATTGAGACCTTATCCGTTATGGTGAAATAGAGAAGGGTTATCTGGTAGTTCTTAACATCCAAAGATGCACCCAGAGAAGGCGTCAGAACATTGGCCACGTATTGCATGGATCGCTTTGCTGAATTCACAATATGAACTCGCTCAGCAGATGAAAGGCTACGCAACTTCATTATGATATCCCCAGCATTCGCTGCACATCTAATTCTTCGGCGATATGCTTGACTATCCGGTTCACCGGAAGGGTGGTATCATATGTGAATACAATCTCATCCCCACCTCTCTTGGTTCCAATACTCATGGTATCACCATCCCTGGAATGGTAGGCATAGAAGAACCCCATGGATTCAAGTGATTCGACAACGGTCTGGACGACGTAATCGCCCACACCGAAGTTACCTGTAATATGTTGATTTGCCATGGTCAGTTCCCTTTGAATGGTAGCTCCTGGTCTAGGAGGTCATATGTTTTGAGTTCATCCGCAATGAATGAAGCTTTGTATGCGCTGTTTGCTCCACTAGGATCAGCACCAATAAAAGAAACCACCATGAATCTTTGATCTCGAAGAACAGCATAGTAGTGTCGATTGTGGGTGTGGTATTTGATTCGACGCACAGCAACTCCCTGATCATTCATTATGATTTGCAGATTTCGAGTAATACGGTCTACCCGGAAATCGGGTACGAAGGATAGGGATTTGGTGCGTGTAAAGTCAACTTCATTACGAAATGTGGGTGAGAGTTTTAGCTTGCCCATATCATTCTCCTAACATCCTGCGGACTTCAAGTTCATCACGGATATCCATGAGAATCTTAATCGAAGGGGTTTCCATATCCACCTTGCTGGTGAGCTCAATGACAATAGGATTACCTAGCACAGTGCCTAGTAGGCTATTATCTTTGAACTGCTTGAATACGAGCTCAACTTTATATGAAAACGGACCATCGCTAGGTTGGTTCGACAAGTGACATTCGAATTTGCTTGGGTGTTTAACCGGACGCATCATCCGAATGTATTCAGCATGATAGCTGCCAGCTATGTTGTCCAAGCTGTAAAGGAAATCATCGGGGAGGTTTGAATGTGCCATCGTAGGGGATCCAATCATTTAAGACGATCCTCCATTCAAGATCTGAAAGTGGTCGCACATAGGGCGGTGGCTGCCGCGGAGCAGGCTCATCCCAAGGGCGCTCGTTCGAGTGAACAGCGTCTTTGTGGACAGCAAAGGGGTTGAGGGGGCGAGAACACATCTTGTCTATTTATAGACATATCTGTGGCAAGCAAAGAGGGGGGTAGCCGGATTGGTTACCGGACCTACAGTAGGACACGATTTGGAGGGATCTTGTCAATCCCCCCAACCGATCACAATCGCGTGGTAAAGAAATTTACAACTTGAAAAAATCTTTATATTCCGGGGACTTAGGCGGGGAGTGAGCCATGCCAGCAAGCCGGGACATCTCGGCCCGACTGGCTCTCAGACGCTCCTGATACTCAGGTCTAAGATCAGAAAGAAGCTGCGACTGAGCCCGCTGAAGACCTGCTTCATACTGCTGCTGATAGAGGTCAGCATAGTTGTTGGTGCTGCCTTGATCACGAGGCAGGTAGGCCAGGTCAGGGTCATCTAAGAGGTCAGCCTCTTGCATGTGGTGGTAGGCCTCCATGTTGAGCGTGAACATCAGAACGTAGTGCTGACGTCCACTGCCTCGGGAATAATAGCTACCAGATGATCCCTGATCTTCTGTAATCTGCGAGACGAACTGATAAGCGTTCTGGGATGCCCACTCGAATACACGAGGGACTTCACGAAGATCAGTAATCTCAATGACTTTGTTCAATGGAGGTAGAGCTGCCATGGTATTTCCTTTGGATTTTGGAGCAGACGACAGGGATCCCACCTGTGAACTTGATTATGGGTAATCAGCCCAGTCCTTGCTTCAGCAACGTCTGCATTGTGATTGGCTCTAGGCTTTCCACCCGGATGGTAGGGTCTTTCATCCCTATCTGCAGCCTCTCGGCCACCTACAGCGGGTTTGAGGATGAAGCCCCTGCCCGCCACGCGCGACTGGTTGATGAGCAACCTGCCGGCAATACGTGAGCTGCGATCACAGACCTTGGTGTATGGCAGCACCGCTAATCTGAATTGCATCACCAATGAGAGGGAAAAGGAACAAACCCTTACTCAGAGGCGAGATCACAGCTCATAAAGATCCATCGTTTGGATCCATAAGAATGGTGATCATAAAGGGGAAGAGCCTGGACTCTCCCCCGAGCAGCCGAAGCTGTTCTTACTTGTCGTCGTCGGTCTTGGTCTTGTCAACGGTCTTGGGTTTGGATTTCGCCTTCGGCTTGTCCTCGTCCTTGTCAGCGTCGCCATCGACCGCGAGATCTTCGACCTTGCCCGATGGGCCGACGCCGTTGGCTTCACTGTCATAGAGACCCTTGGAGCGGCTCTCAGCCAGTGCCTCGTCGATGTTCTTGGCATCAAGCAACGTGCGGTCAGAGACTGGGCCAGGCTTCGTGCCGGTCACCAGGGGACGCTGGAATGCTTCCGAGAAAACCCAACGGCCGGGACCAAATTCTTTTTCATCTTCGGTCTTGGGGCTCGACGCCAGCTTGACGTCTTGGTTCATTGGGGGATTGACGGTGCCATTCTCATTGACGTTTTCTTTATCAGCCATGGGGCTATCTCCTTAATTGAATGCAGGATGCATACAGTGGAACCCTTATGGCGACTCAGATGTTCCAAAACAAGGATGGTTTAAGGCGCCGCCCCATTCCTGGAAGCTATAGAGGCGGCGCCTAGATGACCCAGTCGTTTACCCTAACGACTCAAAGACGGATGTTTCCCAGCTCCGTTACGGGATTCGAACCCATGATCGTTACCCAACCTCGGTCAGCGAGTGGGACTTGAACCCACTTTGCCCCCCTCTCCATAGTCAGTATGGGCCTGCCGCGGTGAGAACTCCAGACACATAAAAAACGCGCTCTCATTTCCCGCAGGCTCTACCTCTCCAATAGATTCTGGATTGGCAGCTTCTCGAAAACCCAGGAAAAGAAATCCTTGGTTGTTTCTATTCTTCTGTATAGATGCATTAGATGAATCCAACCAAAGGGTAACTCATGCTAACGATCAACGATGTCTCGCAAGCGCTGCCATCTCAACTAAAGGCTAACGTATCTCAGGATATGGTCGATGAGCTGAATGCTCTATCTACAGACCCGTTGGTTGCAGAGCAAATGCGAAATAACTTCATCTCCTATACGAGCGTGATGAAGGAAGGTCGATTCAAATTAGAAGACTATGTGGCGGCCGTCGTCTACGTCAGCTACCGGCTGATGGGATACAGCAACCGCGAATCGTATGCTCGGACCTTCCCGGCGCGCTATCAACGGTTGGTGAGCCAGAACACCTCGGACAAGGATATCTCCTCCCACGTCAGCGCCTACAACAAGGGCAAGCTGCCGAACCTGATCATGGAGCAGACCTTGGTTCCCATGTGGGTTCTGAACCAAGACATCTACCAGAAAGCGATCAACACGCAGGCTGATCTGATGGTCAACTCCCTGAGCGACAAGGTTCGGGTCGAGGCGGCCAACTCCCTGCTGACACACCTGAAGCGGCCAGAGACCAAGAAGGTCGAGCTGGACATGAACTTCAAGGATACGTCGGGCATGGCTGAGCTGAAGGACCAGCTGGCTGAGCTTGCCGGCATGCAGCAGGAAGCAATCCGGAACGGCATGACAACGAAATCCGTAGCGCACCAACCGCTGCACAAACGCAAAGAAGGCGAAGCGGATCGGACACTTGATGCCGAATTCATTGATGTGACCCCGGCCGAAACCCCAGAAGAGGAATCCACCGATGCAGCCTATTTTGCTTGAAGAGCCAATGCCGGAGGTGTTCGCACCTATGCCGACTGAATCGTCCCACGGCCATGAGGTTGCAGATAAGAATAAGAAATCTGTGGACGACTGGCTGGACGAAGTCGACTACGGCGCCATGAACACTGGCACCTATGTGCCCAGCAAATTTGCGCTGAACTTCATGAACTTCATCAAGCTGGTGAACGGTGAGCAAGGCGAGTCGAACAAGACCCCCGTCGTCCACCTGAAGATGTTAGATAAGATTGCTGGCAAGAAGCAGCGGATCGCTAACCTGTGCGCGCGGGGCATGGCCAAGACCACACTGATGTTCGAGTATTTGGCTCCCTACGTTGCAGTGTTCGGCGGGATCGAGGGCTTTGGCGCTGTCGACGGGATCATCTACGTTTCAGATTCCATGGACAACGGTGTGAAATCCGCACGAAAGAACATCGAGTTTCGCTACAACAACTCCGAGTTCCTGCAGGAATGGCTGCCCGGGGCTCACTTCACTGACAACTATATCGAGTTCACGAACAAGCAGGGGCGCAAGCTGGGCATCAAGATGTTCGGCGCCAAGACCGGTCTCCGCGGGACCAAGATCTTTGGTAAGCGGCCGGTCCTTGCAATCCTCGATGACCTGGTGTCGGACGATGACGCCAAGTCCAAGGTCTCCATGGAGGCTATTAAAGACACGATCTATAAAGGTGTGGATTATGCTTTGGATCCAACCAAGCGGAAGATCGTATTCAATGGCACGCCATTCAATAAGACTGACATCCTATATGAGGCGGTTGAATCAGGAGCCTGGGACGTAAACGTCTGGCCGATTTGTGAGGAGTTTCCCTGCAGTCGTGAGGAATTCAAAGGCGCATGGGATGACCGGTTCACATATGACTTTGTGAACGAGCAGTATCAGCTTTCTATATTGTCTGGCAAACTGAGCGCCTTCAATCAGGAGCTCATGCTACGAATCTCCAGCGAAGAAGAGCGGCTGGTTCAAGATAGCGAAATCCGTTGGTATCCTCGGAAAACTCTGCTAAACAATCGGGGACGATACAATTTCTATATCACCACCGACTTCGCAACATCGGATGCTCAGACTGCAGATTACTCAGTGATCTCCGTGTGGGCCTACAATTCGAACGGTGACTGGTTCTGGGTTGATGGCGCATGTGCCCGACAAACCATGGACAAGTCGATCGACGATTTGTTCCGACTGGTGTCTGAGTATCGCCCCCAATCCGTAGGCGTTGAGATTACCGGCCAGCAGGGTGCATTCATCCAATGGCTCCAGCGTGAACAAATGAACCGGAATGTCTGGTTCAACTTCGCACAGGAGAAAGGCAAACCTGGTATCCGGCCGATTACGAATAAGCTCAGCCGGTTCAACCTGGTGGTTCCAATGTTCAAAGCAGGGAAGATATATTTCCCCGAGGAGCTGCGGAAATCAAAGATCCTAGAGATCTTCCTTGGGCAAATCCGGCTGGCAACGATCAACGGCCTGAAGGGCAAAGACGACTGCTTGGATACGATTTCCATGCTGATGAATATGAACCCGTGGAAGCCCAGCGAAGATGCCGGTATGACACAAGGGAAAGACAAACACTGGGACATGGACGAGGATGACGACGATATGTCATCTGCCGGAATGTCTTCGTATATCGTATGAAAGAGAACGCCCTATGGATTTCCGAGATTTCACAATCAAGCTGGCTCTCGGTGAGCTGAGCAATACTGCCTTGGTGGATGAGACAGATCAAACTTCCATTCGCCAGGGTCATCGGGCCAAAGTGCTCACGGCTCTGAACCAGGGGCTGAAGGCACTGCACTCTCGGTTCATTCTGATCCAGAAAGAGATCCTGATCCAAGGTAGCATCGGGGTCTCGCATTACTTCATCCGCAAGGAATTTGCGACGACCAATGATGCAGTGGTGCCCTTCAAGTATCTGCTCGACTCGGCGGCCAACCCCTTCGTGGAAGACATCGTCAAGATCCTGCAGGTCTACAACTCGATGGGAGACGCTCAGTATCTGAACGACATCGAGCAAGAGGATTCCCTCTTCACTTCTGAATTTGACTGCCTGCAGATCCCGCGTAACCGTGGGCAGATCTATTCTGTAATCTATCAGGCCATGCACCCTGAGATGATCGGCACTGATCCCTGCCAAGAGATCCACCTGCCTCACTACCTTGAGGAAGCCCTGATAAGCTATGTTGCCGGCAAGGTCTTCCAAGCCCAACTGGGCGAAGAAAGCACAATGAAGGGCCAAGAGCTCATGGCCAATTATACGAACATTTGTGCAGAGATTGAAATGCGAGACCTCGTGAGTAACTCGGTCACAACCACAAATACAAAACTTGAAATGCGGGGATTCATCTAATGGTTCGCTCTTCCACCGATTATGAAGAAAACCCTACCCAGCTCCTTGATGGGCGGGTGGGTGACATTCTGCTGGCAATCGACAACTTGGCTCTCATCAAAGATCAGCTGGTAGCCCTCGAGCTGGTCAGCACTGAGATCTTGTTCTTGGCTCAAATTGCTCCGGACTTCCCAGCAATCATCGCTGCCTCCAAGCAGCTTGGTTCCCTCGTAGACTTCGTCGGCACAGCCAACCAAGCACTGCGTGATGACGTGGTGGCTCTGCTGAACACAGAGACCCAGGCTCGCACAGCTGACGTGACCGGTCTGTCACAGGCTATCAGCGACGTTGTGGCTTCCTATGACGCTGTGATCCAGACGCTCTCTGGTCACACGGGTTCGATCACAGGTTTGGACACCGCGGTGAGCCAGATCCAAGGTGCGATCACTGCGATCCAACAGGTGAACACAGCACAAGGCCAGACGCTCACAGCGCAGGGCCAGAGCCTCACGTCGATCAACCAAGCACTCACAGCGCTCGGACAGTCAGACACTGCTCTGAGCCAGGCTGCAGCGGCTCTGGCAGCTCGTGTGGAGGAACTGGAGAACGCTGAACCAGGGACCGGTGGAGGCACTGGTGGCGCTACATCGTTCTTAGACCTGTCTGACACACCCAACTCCTTTGCCTTCAATGCAGGCAAGTTCCTCGCTGTCACAGACTTCG